CTATGAACGCTATTTTGCAGGTTGAGAACTTGACAAAGCAATACGCCGATTTCAAGTTAGACCATGTTTCGTTTTCGGTTCCGAAAGGAACAATCATGGGGCTTATTGGCGAAAATGTTCCAAGATACATACTGAAAGTATGATCCACTACTTAGAGGATTATATGTACTGTACTAGAAAGCTGGGGCTTTATGTGCAGTTAGTAGCATAAATTATATAGGGGTTATCTAAATATATTTACCTCCTGTGATTAAGTTATATAAAGACTAAATCACAGGAGGTTTATTTTTATGATAACAGTAGAAAAACTGGAAAAAGGTACTTATTTTGATGATGCTTTTAAAATCTCATTTAGATACGATCCCACTACTGTAGCTAAGGTAAAAGAGCTGGCAGAGCGGAGATATTTACCAGAGGATAGAGCGTGGGAGATCCCAGCACATGAGTTACCAGCTCTCATAGAGAAGGTAGGGCTTAGCAATATCAAAAGTGAGGAGGCTGTAGTACAAGCCCTCAATACTAAGGAGATCGAGGATAAAAGGGAGGCTACACAAGAGAGGCTAAAGGGTATTAAGCCTGTAAGAGATTTTGATTTTAAAACAGCTCCCCTCCCTCATCAGATCGAGGCTTTTAATTATGGAATGGAGAAAAACTCTTTACTTATCGGAGATGAGCAGGGCTTAGGCAAGACAAAGGAGAGTATTGATATTTGTGTAGCCAGAAAGAAAGAGCTCATTAAAACCCTTATTGTATGCGGAGTAAACTCTGTAAAATATAACTGGGAGAAAGAGATCCAGATCCACTCTAACGAGAGCTGTGTAATGGTAGACGGTAAGACAATGGATGTTAGAGTACAACAGCTAAATGACTGGTACAGAGGCTCCGCTTATTTTGGAGTTATTAACATTGAGAGCCTCAGAAATGAGAAAATACAGGATGCTCTCTATCTGGGGATTAAGGATGGCTATATAGGGGCTATCATTGTAGATGAGATCCATAAGGCTAAAAACGGAGGCTCTCAACAGGGAAAAGCTCTTAGATTTTTGAAAGCTCCAGTTAAAATAGGATTATCTGGTACTCCGATGAATAAAGCGGAGGATCTGTGGAATATCCTTACATGGCTGGGAGTAGAGAGGAGATCCTTTTATAGTTTTAAAAATGCCTATTGTACTATGGGAGGTTTCGGAGGCTATAAAGTAATCGGATATAAAAACTTAAATGACCTCAATGCTGAGTTAAATACTGTAATGCTTAGAAGAAAGAAAGAGGAGGTACTAGATCTCCCTCCTAAGCTGTACAGTACTGAGTATGTAGAACTTACCACAGCCCAGAAAAAACAGTACAGGGATATTAAAAATGGCATTGTAGCTGATATGGAGAATATCTTAGCCTCTGTTAATCCGCTTAACTGTACTCTCCGCCTCAGACAGCTTACCAGTGGTAATCCTAACTTAACAGATGATAGCCCTAAGCTGGATCGTATTAAGGAGATGCTGGAGGAGGAAATTATCCCTAACGGTCACAAGGCTATCATATTTTCTCAGTGGAGCACGATAGCTAAGGATCTGGGGATAGAGCTTAGTGAATATGATCCGATTGTAATTACAGGAGAGGTACCTCCAGAGCAAAGGCAGAGATTAGTAGACAATTTCCAGACTAACCCACACTGTAAAGTAGCTATAGGAACTATCGGAGCTATGGGTACTGGATTAACTCTAAATAAAGCCTCTTATGTATTTTTTATGGATAAAGCATGGAATAGCGGAGATAATGCACAGGCTGAGGATAGAGCCCACAGAATAGGTACCGTAGGGGCTGTAAATGTAATCTCTATGGTGGCTAAGGGTACAATAGATGAGGCAGTAGAGGATTATCTGTTAGAAAATAAAGATCTTATTGATCGAGTAGTAGACGGTAAAGGATCTAAGCAGGATATTAAAACCATCCTTAACAAATTACTTAGCATTTAATATACAGGTGTGGTATAATAACTCAAAATGGAGGTACATAATGAGAGCGATAACAATAGATGCAGATACAGGAAAAAGAGTATACACAAGGAAAGAGGTAGCGGATCTGGTAGGAGCCTCTACTCAATCTATCCGCCTCTGGGAAGATGCTGGAGCTATTCCAGCAAGTGTAAGAGATGAGGGAGGCTATAGATACTGGTATGAGGAGGATCTGGAGGCTATAAAGGCTTATGCCTCATTACCGAGAAAAGCAAAACTTAAAAAGTAGCCCTAAGTGTGAGGAGAGTGTAACAGCTCTCCTCTTTTTTTTTTGTCCTTAATTTTGAGGGTTATCTAAAAATTTACCGTTTGTGTGATTAGGTTAAGTATCAAAAGAAAAGGAGGAAAGCAGGATGCTTAAAATCAGTTTTACAAATGCTGAGGTATCGGATCACGGATACGGTTTAGAGGTAAATGGTAAATCCTTAGAGGATATTATCTCTACCGCCTTAGGAACTAAGGTAAAAGGTAATGGCGGTTACGGATCTGGATTACCTAGCTTTAACTCTAATAGCTGTGATGTAACGGTTACTATCAATCCACACGATAAAGAGTGTGAGATTGAAACAGAGGATGAAGTATGGCACAGCGTAGCAGAAATGGAGGCAGAAAAGAGTGAGCAGTTTCAAAAGGAAAATGCAGAGGCAGATCCAAAAGAATAACGGTACCCTCCTCCACAAAAAGGTAGTAGCTAGAAAGATGGGCTGTAAATCCGTGGAGGAGTATAACCGTAGAATGGCACGCAGAGAAAAAAATTTAAAAGAGATGGAGGATAACAAAGATGGCAAATGATTTTACAGCAAGGGTAGCAGGTATCAGCGTAGAGCTGGGTATGAGTGTACAGAATAAGAGTGGTATCTGGTGTAAGCCTACAGTAAAGATGGATCTTAAGATTGATGGAGGTACGAACCCTCAGCAGAGAGAGGCTATTATTAAACAGGCTTTTGATGAGGTTTGTGATAACATTGAGAAAACCATCTCAGAGATGGAGTAATACTTACAGGGGGGGGGAGAGAGTATCTCTCCTCTCTCCTTAACTGGAGGTAATTATGGCAAAACAGATAAAAGTAAGAGAGGATAATTACTTTGCTGTACAGGGCTGGATGGTAACAGAGCTAAAACTAAAGGGTAACGCACTTATGCTCTATGCGATCATCTACGGATTTTCTCAGACTACTAACACAGCTTTTACAGGGAGTGTAGATTACCTCTGTGAGTGGCTGGGTGGTGTATCAAGACCTACGGTAATTAACACTTTAGATAACCTAGTTAAGCAGGGGCTCCTCACTAAGAGTAGTACCACTAAAGGAGCTCTCATTTACAACAGCTATACAGCTTTAAGACCGAGTAAAAAAATTTTATCCGATGAAGATCCAACGAGTAAAAAAACTTTACCCGATACGAGTAAAAATTTTTTACTCAATAAAGATAGTAAAGATAATATAGAAAAATCCATCTCTAAAGAGATGGAGGGCAAAGCCCCTAAAAAGAGATCTTATAGTACTATCTTAGAGGATCCTGTTAATAAGTTTGTGAAAGAGGCTCTTAGTAAATTTATACAGTACTGTAGGGGTAAAAACTATACGCCTAAGGTAACTACTGTAGAAAAGTTTGCTAGTACTCTTAGAGATAATGCTGGAGAGGATCCTGTAGTGGCTCTGGCTATTGTGGATCAGAGTATAGATAAGGGATGGAAAGATCTCTATCCACTTAAGAACTATGGTAGACAGGGAAAGCCTACAGCGGTTAGTAAAAAGTTTAGCGGTAATACCCTTAAAGATGCTGAGGGTAAGGATATTGTGTTTAAGTAATCTGGAGGAGGGTGTAAAAGCTCTCCTCTAAATTTTTACCTCTTTTGTGATTAGGATTACTCAAAAGGAGGTAAAAGCGGATGAAATGCTATGCAAGTGATTATTGCCAGAAAGATAAAAGCTCCTGTAGTGATGTATGCGGAGGCTACAGAGTACTTAGAGCTTTATACAATTTAAGCAAGATCCCAGAGAGATACCGTTATACTATCGCTCTTAAGCCAGAGAATGGAGAGGATCTGGAGGCGTTTACAACACTGGATAATTATAAAAATGATGTGCTCAGTATGGTAGATGAGGGCAGAGGTTTATATATCTGGGGAAAGAGTACAGGGAATGGTAAAACCTCATGGGCTTGTAAGATTATGAGTTACTTTTTCAGAAAGATAGCTTTTAATACAGGGCTGGAAAATGAGGGGCTATATATTTTTCTCCCCACTTTCTTAGAAGATCTCAGAGATAACTATGATAACAAAGATCCAGAATTTGATGAGGTACTCAGAATGATAAAAACCTGTAGGCTCCTTATCATAGACGATATAGGAGCAGAGAGGGTAACAGATTGGGTAAGGGAGAGGATGGTAAGTATTATAAATACCAGAGTATCTAATAACCTCACTACGATCTATACCAGTAACCTCTCTCCAGAGGAGCTTAGGGGCGAGTTAGGGGATCGGATAGCCAGTAGAGTATTGGGATCTTCACAGGTAGTAGAAATTACAAGCGGAGATAGGAGGGGATTATAAATGGCTAATATGATTGAGCAGAGCTTACTCTGTAAAGTATTAGATGCTCCAGATCTGGAGATCCTCCACTCTAACGGAGTAATAGAGGAGATGTTTCTTACCTGTAAGGATGAGATCCATTTTATCATAGAGCATTACAACAGCTATAAGCAGATGCCAGATAAACTAACCTTTTTAGGCAGGTTCAAAGATTTTCAAATGCTGGAGGTTACAGAGAGTACAGATTACTTAGTATACAAGCTCAAAGAGGCTTACACATATACTAAGCTGGTGCCTCTGATTGAGGATACAGCAAAGGTAGTAAAAGAGGATAGTATTAAGGCTATCCAGTACCTCAAAGAGGAGATAGAAAAGCTGGAGAAATCCGTACCAGTGAGCAGAAATAAAGATGGCTATGATATTATCTCTAACGCTGGAGATCGCCTTACAGAGTATAAAAAGCGTTGTGAGGTAAAGGGGCTTATAGGTATTCCTACAGGTATCCCTAAGCTGGATGAGATTACTAATGGCTGGCTCTGGGGAGAGGATCTGGTAGTACTCACAGGGCGTACTAATGTAGGTAAAACATGGATCGGAGAGTACTTTGCTACTATGGCGTGGAATATGGGTTATAAGATCCTTATGTACTCTGGAGAGATGAGTACCGCTATGGTTGGTTTTCGTTTCGATACTCTCAATAAGCACTTTAGTAACATGGGGCTCCTTAATGGATCTGGTACTCTGGGAAAGAAACCAGATACAGACGGAGCAAAGTACTTACAGGAGGATTATGAGAAGTACATAACACAGCTCCAGCAAAAGAGTGGATTTATCGTAGTTACTCCAGATGATTTTGAGGGGCGTAAGCCTAATGTGGATGAGATCAAGAGCTTAGCTATTAAGCATGGGGCGGATATGATTGTAATAGATCAGCTCTCTCTTATGAGCGATAAGCGTAGGGCGGATATACCTAGAATAGCTTATAACAATATATCAGAGGATCTCTTTTTGATGAGTAAGGAGCTTAAAAAGCCTGTACTCCTTATGGCACAGGCTAACCGTGAGGCAGTTAAAAACCGTAAAAAAGGAGAGAGCCCAGAGCTCCACGATCTGGCAGAGAGTGACGGTGTAGGACAGAACGCCACAAGAGTATTATCTCTATCTGTGATAGATGGCACTCTTAAGATCAGTGTTAAGAAAAACAGATATGGTATCAATAACAAAGAGGTACTTATGATCTGGGAAGTAAACACAGGATACCTTAAGCCTCTCCTTAGTGAAAATCCAGAGGAGAGCACAGAGGATAAAAAGGATGATAAACCAGATGGAGAAAAGGATAAAGGAGGAGAGAAAGATTATGGTTTCTAAAGGCGGAGTACCTAAGGGGCGGATCATCCCTGTATATCTTACAGATGAGGGAGATGTGTACCCTATTTATTTACATGAGATGGGAGAGTTAGAGATTATCCAGAGGCTTGTAGCAGGTATTTTAGATAATAAAATTGTTGTGGATACTAATACCAGAATTAACTCAGAGAATGATAAAATCTCTATTTTTGATTTAAGTAAGAAAAAATAATAAAAATCTCTCTAAATGTTACCTCTTTTTCTGATTAGGTTAAGTAAATCGGAAAAGGAGGTACTTTTTTATATGACGATTACAAGTAAGGAAGTAGCGGAGATGCTGGGAAAGAGGCACGATAACCTTTTAAGAGCGATCCGCAAATATATTACACAGTTAGGAGATGAGGCTCCTAAGTATTTCTCAGAGGATCCAGATAAGGGCAGTAGATTGTACCATATTACTAAGGCTGGCTGTGATCTTATGGCAGGGCGTATTATCGGAGCTCAGAGTGAGGCTTTTAAGACTAAGTATGCTCCAGTGTTTGGAGAGGAGGCTCCTGTAGAGGTGGTAGAGGAAAAGCAGGAGGAGCCACAGGAGAAAGCCTACACAGTAGAGGAGGTAGCCCAGATCTTAGGCTGTAGTGAGAGAAATGTATACAGAAATATCCAGAGCGGAAAGCTGGAGGCTGTAGAGCGTGAGGTAATGATCCCTACTCTTAAGAAGTTTGTAACAGAGGAGGCTCTGGAAAAATATAAAGCAGGGAGGGCTAGTTAATGAATTACTTTGAAATGAAATGGAGGCTCTCAGCTTGCAGAATACAGGCAGGATACTCACAGGCAGAGGTAGCAGAGATCTTAGGCTGTAGTGATAAGACTATTGTTAGCTGGGAAACAGGTAAGACAGCTCCTAAGATGGAGAAAGCACAGGAGCTTAGTGATCTGTACGGTATCCCTCTGGCTTATATGGATTTTTCAAAGGCTGGAAACTCTACACCTCTTAGAGAGCGTGAGAGTGAGCCACAGATCCCAGCTTTTTAACAAATATTACCAGTAGCTTTAGGAAAATACTGGTAGCAGAATAAAAAGAAAGAGCCAGCCTATATAAGACTGGCTCCCCAGAGGATTACTCCTCTGTGTGTTGGAGTTTGTAGATCCTAAGAGCTACATCCCTCACTAAGAGCTTATCCTCAGTAGATAACTCAGAAAAAATATCTGTGAGCTCTGTAAGTAGCGGATCTGGAGTAGAAGTGTTAGCGGTAAAATCGAAAAACTCACTAACAGGGGCTCCTAAGTATGTAGCTAGGTTTTGGAGCCTATCCATGTCTGGTAAGTGTTTACCATTACTCCAAGAGGAGAAAGTAGTAGGCGGTATTCCAATACCATCCGCTACCTCTTTCTTACTCTTTCCAGATAGTGCTAAGTAGTAACTCAGAGCTTTTACAAAGTTATCTGTGAGAGAGGAATTGTTAGCCATTGTATCACCTCCTCTCTTTGAGGGATGATTAAATAATACACCTAAACAGTAGAAAAGTAAAGTAAAACATACAAAAACTACTGTTAAACAGAATTTTTTATTGACAAGTTGTAAATACTCCATTATACTACTAAACAGTAGGAGAAAGCTACTAAAGCTCCTCTCCTTATATTTTTTTACCTATTCACTACTGTTAAACAGTAGTTTTAGGAATATATTTTAATTTTTAAAGGAGGTACAAGCTAATGAATTTAGCAGAGTTAAAGGAGGCTTATAAAGCCAGAAAGTTAGCCTTAGACAGTGCAAAGAAAGAGGAGGAGAAATACAAGGCACTCCTTAAGGATGCGATGTTAGAGGCTGGAGAAAGTGATTACACGGATGAGGCTGGATACCGCTTTGAGCGAATTGTGCAGGAGCGTAAGAGCATGGATGAGGAAAAGCTCTTAGCAGAACTCCATGAGAGAAACCTTACTAGCTGTATCGCAACTAAGGAGGTTGTAGATGAGGATGCAACTCTTAAGGCGGTAGAGGCTGGAGAGTTGCCACAGGAAGTATTAGCAGATGCCTTAAAGGTAACAGAGGTAGTAATGCTTAAGCTCACAGCTCCTAAAAAGGCAAAGGCTAAAAAGTGATAACGATCTGGAAAACTCCAATAGTAGCCACAGTAGAGCAGGTACTTAAGGATCTTAAGCTCCAGCTCTACGGAGCAGGGCTACTTAAGGAGATTAAAAACACAGGATCGGATCTTATGTGTACTTGCCCTTTTCACGCACACGGTAAGGAGCATAACCCATCTTGCGGAGTGCTCCTACAGCAAAAGGTAACAAAGGATAAGACCTACGAGGCTGGTACGGTGCATTGCTACACCTGTGGATACACAGCGGATCTACCTCAGTTTGTAGCAGATCTGTTAGGGCTGAGTAGCCCAGTAGAGGGCTTTAAGTGGCTGGTAAATCAGTACAACTACCAGACGGAGGAGAGAGAGCTCCCAGATCTGGATATGTACAGAGGATCCACAGCTAAATCCTCAGTACTGGAGGAGAGCTTAGTAAAGCAGTACACACAGAACCTCCTACAGAGTGAGGAGGCGTGTAGGTACTTACATAAAAGGCGGATAGCTAACTGGGTGTTAGAGGCTTATGAGCTGGGGTTTGATCCAGAGGATAAAACAGTACTTTTCCCTGTAAGGGGCATGGATGGGAAAGTGATCTTTTACAAAGGCAGGAGCATAGCTGGAAAGCATTTTTATAACGCAAAAGAGGTAGATAAAACCTCCGTAGTGTTTGGGCTCTGGGAGATCCTTAACGGATCTTTTAGCTGGGGTACATCGGATCAGATAGAGGAGGTTTGGATTACAGAGAGTGAGATAGATGCTCTCAGCCTTATCTCTTATGGAGTACCAGCGGTAGCCATCATGGGATCACATATCTCAGAGGATCAGTGTAAAGAGCTGGAGCGTACACCTTTTAGGCGGTTTGTAATTGCCACAGATAACGATGATGCAGGGAGAAAAGGAGCCTCCCAGATCAAGAGGTTACTGATACCTAAAGGTTTTCGGTTTATCAACCTCAAATGGCATACGAGCCTAAAGGACATTAACGATCTTGTCAAAGAGTACGGAGATGGCTGGAAAGACCATCTCACAGGATATTAAAGGAGGAAAACAGGATGAGTAAAGGATTTATTACAGGAACAAATGAGGAACTTATTAAAGCGTACAAAGAGAGTAGAGATGAGAGCTATCTTAAAGAGCTCATAGAGGCTAACAAGGGGCTTATTAACCTTTTGGTATCCCCATATTTAACTTCTATTCCTAATTCTGAGTTAGAGGATCTTACAAGTGAGAGCTATATACCGATGCTTAGAGCTATAGAGGATTACGATCCAGAGCAGGGAGTAGCTTTTTCTACTCTTCTTAAGGTTTATGTACGCCAGCACCTTAACCGTTTATACAACGAGGCTACACGCCAGAAAAGATTTACAGGTACCACTCCAGATAGCTTAGATCGGTTATCTGAGATCAATAAAGAGGGCGGTACAGAAACAGATAGCACCTTTGAGGTAGAGTGTAAGGATTTTAGCTCTGTAGAGTTTATGGATCTCTTAGATAGCTTACAGCTCAATGATAAGGAGCAGGTAGCGGTAAATATCCTCATGGCTGGAGGAGCTAAGGGAGAGATTGCTAAGGCTCTCAATATTACTAATGCTACCGTAAGCTGGCATATCAAGAACCTCAAAAAGAAATTTATTTTAGCTGGTTATCAATATGCTGTCTAAATAATCTGGGTGGATGTGATTAAGTTATTTATCACGAAAAGCAAGGAGGTAAGCGGTATGAGTAGTTTAAGAACCCTGTTAGCCATCTTAAAAGGAGAGGCTGTAGTGCTTACTAAAAAGAGTGAGCATAAGGCGGATGTGCTGGTAGGAAAGAGTGTGGATAAGCGTTTTGCTATCAACAGCATGGTAGGAGCTGTAAAGGCTTTGATGCTGTAGTTATAGAAAAAAAAAAATAATCAAGGAAAAACAGGAGGATACAGAAATGGGATTACAGGATCTTATTAACAAGTATGACAATGGAGGATTTTCTAAAACAGGCTGGTTTCAGTTAAAGGATGATGGAGATACAGCTACAGTAAGATTACTCCACAAAGGAGAGGTAGGAGTAAAGGATGGAGAAACAGATTATGATTTTCCCATCTACGAGGTACACAAATTAGATGTAGACGGTAGCGGTAGAGATCGTACTTGCCTCTGTAAGGGAGAGAGCTGTGAGTTTTGTAAGAGTGGTAACAAGCCTCAGTTAAGAATGTTCTTACAGATGATTAACAAGGATGAGAAAGATAAGGATAAGCAGGTACAGCTCTGGGAGAGAGGCTTAACAGACATTAAGAACCTTATCGGCTTAGCTGGAGAGTACGGAGATCTCACTAAGAGAGATATTAAGATCAAGAGATCTGGAGCAAAGGGTAGCCTTAAGACTACATACCAGTATTTCCCTAAGGATCCTAGTGAGATGGAGATCCCAGAGCCTCAGAACTTAGTAGGCTCACTTATCTTAGATCTGGATCGTGAGGATCAGATTAAGGCTATCGAGGGTAGATTACAGCTTAACAAGGGTAACAATAACGATAGTAACAATGACAGCGGAGCAGGAGCTACAAGAGTATTTTAAGGCAGGGAGGGAGGCTAAAAACCTCCCTCTTTTATTAAACAGGAGGATACAGGATGGCAAGAGAGATACAGGTAGATATGAGTAGAGAGAGCGTGGATCTGGAGGATCTTAGTAGCAGATTAGCTCATAAAAAGGTATGTAATATAAATTTGAAAAGAAACCAGAATACCTTACTTAAAGGGCTGGAGGTAATAAATGAGCTGGTAAAGAGCGGTAGGCTCCATGCTGAGGGAGAGTATGAGATTATCCGTACTCCAGAGAGGCTTAAGGAGGTAATGGAAACCTACTTAACTGGAGTAAGTGAGTATGTACTGGATGTGGAAACTACAGGGCTGGATGTGTATAACGATATTTTAGTAGGTATCTGTTTATATAATCCAGATCTCCCTAGTTTCTATGTACCGTTTAATCATACGGATCTCCAGAATAAAAGAGTTGAGGGGCAAATGACAGAGGAGGAGTGTAAGGCGGTTATGCTCCCTTATCTGGCTAATGGATCCCTTAAGTGCATCAATCATAATATCAAGTTTGATGATAAAGTAGTTACTTTCCAGTGGGGGCAGAGGATCGCTAATGTATGGTGGGATACTAATATAGCTGGATGGGTACTTAATGAGAATGAGAAACACGGATTAAAACTGATGTATAACAAGTATATCCTCAATGGGGAGGGCTCAGATGAGGATTTTGGAGATCTCTTTGAGGGTATCCCATGTAACTATATTCCTATTGATATTTTCGCTATTTATGGTGCTAACGATGGTTTTAAAACATGGGCTTTGTATCAATTCCAGAAAAAGTATCTTAGAGAGGATCATCCGAGAGCAGACTACAGAAAGCTCTACCATGTGTTTAGAGATATTGAGATGCCTCTTATTGATGTTTGTATGGATATGGAGCTTAGGGGTGTAGAGATCCGTGAGGATTATGCTAAGGAGCTTTCTGTAAAATTTAATGCAGAGATGGCGGAGAAAGAAAAGCTCTGTGATGAGTATGTAGCTAAGTTTGATAAGTTTATAGAGGAAAATCCTACTCTTATGAGATTAACTAAGGGTACTAAGAAGATTAACTATAACAGCCCTCAGCAGGTGGCTTGTTTATTCTATGATATTTTCAAATTGAAAAGCGTATCCAGAAAAGAGCCGAGAGGTACAGGAGATAAGATAGTACAACAGCATAGAAATAAGGCTAAAAAGGCAGGTACTAAAAAGGGAGAGGAGTTTATCCAGTTTTTAGATAACTACCAGAGATATAAAGAGTGCGGAAAGCTCTTAGGAACTTACATAGATAAGATCCCAGAGGTTAAGTGTGCTAAGACTAATGCAGTACATACCACATATAACCAGTATGGAGCTAAAACAGGTAGATTTTCAAGTAGTGATACAGTTACTAAGATCAACCTCCAGAATATCCCTAGCCATGAGAAAAGCATCCGTAAGATCTTTAGAGCCAGAGATGGTTATAAGTTTGTGGGAGGAGATTTTAGCCAGATTGAGCCACGAGTACTCTCTTATGTATCTGGAGATGAGGCAATGCAGGAGGCATACAGAGAGGGTAAAGATCTATACGCCATCATGGGATCTAAAGTGTATGGAGTGCCTTATGAGGATTGTAGAGAGTTTTATCCAGATGGTACGGTAAACGCTGAGGGTAAACACAGGCGTACAACTATGAAAAGTGTACTCTTAGGTATTATGTATGAGCGTGGAGCTAAAGCCATTGGAGAGCAGTTTGATAGATCCGCAGAGTGGGCTCAGAAACTTATTGATGATTTTTATAAGAGTTTTCCTAAGATCCAACAGCTCCGCCTTAAGGTAGAGAAGATGGCGGAGGAGTACGGATATGTAACTACCATACAGGGCAGAAAGAGAAGATTGCCAGAGATGCAGTTACCAGATCACGATGATTACCGCTATCAAGAGGCTCACAGGCAGAGCCTTAACGCTGTAATACAGGGATCCAGTGCGGATATTATGAAATTAGCTATGATCGCTATTTACAATGATCCTCAGTATAAGGCTCTGGATTGCCACATGGTAATAACCGTACATGATGAGTTAATCATGGAGGTACCAGAGGATCATATTAAGGAGGGAGCAGATCTCTTAGTAAACACTATGAAAAGAGTAGGACACAGCCTAATAGATCTCCCTATGAGCGTAGATGCTGAGGTAAATGATTACTGGTACGGAGAAAACTTAGCGGATGATTATTTAGAGGAGGAGTAAGCCTATGGGATATTTTCCTTTACCAGAGCTAAAGGGTAAGTCTAACAGGATCTTTGTAGATGGTAAAACTCTAAATCAGATAGCTAAGGAGAGCGGTATAAGGCTGGATACCGTACAGCATAGATATAGCAGAGGTATAAGAGATTATGAGGGCTTAACAAAGCCCTCTCATATCAGAGTAGAGCACGAAAAGACACAGAGGAAAACCTACTCTATAATGAGTGCTGGAGAGAGAGTAATGGAGAGGATCTGGGAGCTGGATATACCTCTCCAGACTATCTCCGATAAAACAGGGATAAGTAGATCCACAATATACGCCTTTTTATATAACGGTACAGATCTTAGTAGTATGAGGCTTGCTAAGATCTGTAGTCTTTTAGGATTATCAATGGATTATGTGATGGGATTAAAGGAGAAACCAGATGGCAAAATGTAAATTCTGTGGAGCTGAGGTAACAATAGGGGAGAGATGTACCTATTGTGGCAGTAAGGCGGAGGGCTGGTACTATTCTGGAGAAGAAAAGAAACAGGAGCCTAAAAAGAAGAAAGCCTCACATGATAGAGTAAGAGATCTGTTTAATGGAAAGATCTATATTGTAAAAAAGGAGATTGCCTTTGGAATATTGCTAAAAATTTGTATGGATCTGGAGCAGAGTATTACAGGATTGTAAGGAAAAACCATCTACAGGATCCTAACCATATAGAGGTAGGGCAAAAATTATACTATTAGGAGGATAATTATTATGAGTATGACGGAATGGGCTAAAAGAGAGGTAGAGATAGCATCTAAGAGAGAAAGAGGAGATAAGCCAGAGAGTGAGTGGGATTATGGATGTGCTTGCTATGATAGTGCTCTTAAGGCTTTTGAGAGCCTTTGTGGAGACGGTCACAGTGGTTTTAGTATAGGTATTACAAAGGGGATCCTTAACAGATTGATAGATGGAAAACCTCTTACTCCGATTGAAGATATAGAGGATGTATGGAATGTATGTAGTAGAGGAGAAAATGGAGGAGTAGTTACATACCAGTGTAAGCGTATGAGTAGCCTGTTTAAGGATGTATACCCAGATGGTACAGTAAAATATCACGATAACGATAGATATTATTGTATTAAATGGGATGATCCTAATTTGTGCTGGCATAATGGGTTTATTGGTAAGATTTATAGTGAGATGTTCCCTCTTACTATGCCTTATATGCCATCTAATAAAGCGGATGTGATTGTATGTGACGAGCTCCTCACAGATCGTAAAAACGGAGATTTTGATACTTTAGCTGTATTGTATATCCAGAGATCTCACGGAGAAAAGGTAGAGGTAAACAGATATTTTAAGGAGGGAGAAAAGAGCTTTATAGAGATCTCTCCAGAGGAGTATGAGGAGCGTAAGAAGATGCACGAAAAGAGGCAGGAGCAGGAGGATAAGGCACAGGATGAAAATTAGATATAATCGTTTTGCTGTATTTCCTGTGATGTGTCACGATTGCCATAGGTATATCTGGATGGAGCCTTATAGGAGGGCTGATGTGTGGCATAACTTGTTAGATAGATATGTAAAGAAAACTATCTGTAATGAGTGCCTTAAAAAGTATGATGTAGGAGGTAAACAGTGAGATATAAAGTATATGATGAGGAAGATAAGAAAGAGAGAACTCTGGAGGAGTGCGTAACTCCTTTGGAGGTAGGATCTGTCAGGAGAGTGCAGGTTAAAAAGGGAGATACCAGAGAGGTACATCATTTTAGAGTATTGGAGGAGTTAAAGAGTGTTTAGTACAGAAAATTTACAGGTAGGAGATAAGGTTAAAGTGATTTGTCATAGTGGGGCAAAGAGCATAAATACTTATTATGGAGAGGTTATAAAGAAAACTCCTAAAGGAAAAGTAGATGTTAAGTATACTTTAGAGATTGTTAATAGATTTGATACCTCTGGGCGTGATGTAAATTCTCCGTATTGTGGAAATCATTATGTAGAAATTGAAAATATGTAAATAAGTATCTAAGGAAACCTCCTTTATGTGATTAGGATCGATCAAAACATAAAGGAGGTTTTTCTATTGAAAGTAGATATTTTTAACACAGAAAACAAGTATAAGATAATCTATGCAGATCCAGCATGGTTATACAGGGATAAGGCGGTAGCAGGGGGTAGAGGAGCTGGATGCCATTACACAGTAACCAGCTTAGAGGATATAAAGGCTCTCCCTGTGGAAAAGCTGGCAGATGATGATAGTGTGCTTTTTATGTGGGTTACGATGCCGTTTTTAGAGGAGGCTTTTGATGTAATGAGATCATGGGGATTTGAGTATAAAACCTGTGCTTTTACATGGATAAAGCAGAATAAGAAAGCAGATACTCTCTTTTGGGGTATGGGTAACTGGACTAGAGCTAATGCGGAGCTATGTTTATTAGGTGTAAGAGGAAAGCCTAAGAGAATGGATGCAGGAGTACACAGTGTAATTATGAGCCATATAGAGGAGCATAGTAAGAAACCAGCGGAAACGAGAGATAGAATTGTAAAGTTAATGGCAGGGGGGGGGCTACCTAAAATAGAGCTCTTTGCAAGGCAGAGTATAGATGGCTGGGATTGCTGGGGAAATGAGGTATAAGAATTGTAGGAGGTGTAAAAAGCCTCCTCTTTTTTTTATCTAAAAATACTTACCGTTTGTGATTAGGTTACTTATCAATCAAAACAGGAGGATCAAGGATGGTAAGACAGATTAAAAGAAAATGGAGAAGATTTTACAGAACTCATAGAGAGGGCTGTGAGTTGGTAGGAGATTTTATTGGAGCTGTAAGTATTTTTGTATTTTTATTTGAGCTCTATATCATCGGAGTTATGTTAGGAGGTCACTAATGGGAAATGTAATTTTAGGGCTTTTGTTAGTCGGCTACATAGTGGTTACTATCGTAAATCTGGTAATTGAGGTAAAGAGAGATAAAGAAACCAGACCTCTAAGGATAAGAGAAAGCAGATCCCAGATGTATTTAGCTTTTGAGCTTGCCAGATTTAATAAAAATATTGAAAAAGCCAGAGAGGAGGCGGAAAAGTAATGGGATTAAAGAGCTTAATAGCAGTAGCACAAGGAAAAAATGCAGAGAGCGTATCCTTTGAGGATAAGTTTCTTAAAAATTATGAGGAGGCTGTAAAGGCTAAGGAGCTGGAGGAGAGGCAGATAGCCCCATCTGAGTATATCCGCCCATCTTCTATGTATGGCTGTGAGCGTATGTTATTTTTCCAGAGAGTACATGGAGGCTCCCAGAACGGAGAGCAGAGTGAGGTAAATCTTATTGAGATATGCCAGAGCGGTACAGATAGGCACTTAGACATACAGCATATAGTAGAGCGTATGGAGGGCGTAGAGTGCTTAGATCTGGAGGAAATGGTAAAAGAGGCACAGGCTAAAGGCATTAAAACAGAGTTTGTAGGCTGGAATGAGGATCATACAGAGGGCAGGTGTAAAAATGATGAGCTCTCTATCTATTTCCAGCCAGACGGAGTTATTAGATTTAATGGTAAGGATGTAATCTTAGAGATTAAAACAGAGAGTACTTACCAGTTTAGTAACCGTTATGAGCCTAAGGCGGATCATAAGTGGCAAGCTACTTGTTACGGTATGGGGCTGGGGATAGATTATATCCTTTTCTTTTATGAGGATAGAAATTTTTGTAAAAAGAAACCGTACCTCTGGAAAATAACCGATGAGATGAAACAGGCAGTACTTAACAAGATACGAACTGTAAACAATGCTTGTAAAACAGGGATCCCTCCAGAGAAAGATGATAGCAAGTGTACATACTGTAGATATAAAAATGAGTGTGCTTTAGTGGATGCTGGTAAGTGGGTACATCCTAACCCTCCAGAAAAGCCTCAGACAGCCAAGAAAGATACAAACAGAAAAAAGGCTAATAAGTCTACAGGTAAAAAGAAAAAAGCCTCTACAGGGCAAAATACAGCGTTGAGAGCGGTATGTGGTAACTGTGAGCATTGTGGTAGAGAGCTGGGAGCTTACTACTGTAGCATTGATAAAGATGGATCTATGTATGTAGATCGTAGAAAGAAATGTAAGTTTACTCCTAGCAGGTTTAAGGGGGTACAGGATGGCAAGTAATAACATCGGTAAAACCTTTGAGCAGGAGTTTAAGGAGTGTGTACCTCCAGATTATTACCTGTATCGCCTAAAGGATGATACAAGCGGATTTTATGGAGTATCTAATCCATGTGATTATATTCTTTTCAGATCTCCTTATCTCTTTCTGGTAGAGCTTAAAACCCATAAGGGAAAGAGTATACCGATAGCTAAGATCAGACCTAACCAGATACAGGGGATGGAGAAAGCTACTCAATATGAGGGAGTGTATGGAGGCTTTTTAATCAATTTTAGAGAGCTGGAGGAAACATATTACATAACCGTACAGGATGTGATCCAGTTTACTCAGACGGAGGAGAGAAAGAGTATACCTGTAGAGTGGTGCAGGGATCACGGAGTAAAGATAGAGCAGAAAAAGAAAAGAGTGAGATACAGCTACGATCTGGAGAGCTGGTTAAGGAGGTACTATGGAAAATCCATGTAGTAATTGTGACAGTACATCAATGGAGATGTGTTTACTTATTAGACATTGTGAGCACTTTGTAACAAAGAAATCTAAAGAGGAGAGCAGGTGTAAAGATTATGTAGGAGTTACCTGTGTAAATGGTGGATGCCCTAACGCTATGGCGGATGAGTACCCAGAGTATGGCTATGAACATTGTACCTGTGAGGAGTGTGGATATTATAAGGGCTGTGAGGATAGTGCCTTAGCAGGTACAGAGCATTGTAATAAGGCTCCTACAGGAGGAGGTAAAGATGGTACAGAGTGATAAATTAAAGAAAATCATAGCAGAGGTAAAAGAGGAGAGCTCCCCTGTAATAACCCTCTCAAATGAGTTAATAGCAGATTTTAGTAAGGAGCTTGATAGTGCTATCTCAGAGCTGGATATGATTATGGAAAGCATAGGAGAAAACTCTATAGAGGATATACCAGATAGCCAGATAGAGTATTACTGTGTTAAGATCCCAGCCCTTATGTACTATGCAGGGCAGAGAGTAGAGGAGCTGGGTATGCAGGTAGATCTAGCCTCTAACGCTAAGAAAAGTGCTCAAAATGAGGCGATGGTAAAAGTATCTGGTACTGTGCAGGAGAAGAAAGCCAGAGTAGAACAGCTCACAGAGGACAAAGCTTTAGTAGAGGCTATTTATCGTAGAGCTTACAACAGCCTCAAAGTTAAGTTAGAGATGGCTGAGAAGATCTACAGCGGATTAAAGAAATCTCTCTCAAAGAGGATAGCAGAGGTAGATCTGGATAGATTTAGTAAGGATAAATATACCAGAGAGCCAGAGGATCCTATGGAGGAGTAAGCCTATGGAGCGATGGGCTTATGAGTACTTTAGGAGGCAAGCCATAGAGGATAGATGTAAGCAGGAGGCACAGTGGCTAATTGATAACCCTAAAGACAGTATCCGTAAAATGGCTAAAGAGTTTTGTATAAGTAAGAGCCAGCTACATAGAGATCTCCATGAGCTCAGAAATATAGATGATGATCTCTATGTACAGTGTAGAAATATTTTAAGGAGGCATAAAAGACGATGTTTATAAGAGTTGAGGATCAGAGCGGAAACCTTACTATCTGGCTTAATGTGAACCAGATAGCAAAGATGGAGGAGAGTAGGAGCTCAGAGGAGTTAATGGGATACAGCATAACTACTGTGGATAATAAGGAGTATTATTCTCCAGATGTTAAGGCTATACAGGCTTTATTGATACCATTAGTTGTAATGGAGCCAGAGGGCGATATTGTAGAGGAGCTTAAAAAACTGGATATGAGAAGAAATGTTATGGTGGAGTGTTAGATATGGAGGAAAAGTTAGATAAGTTTTTAGCATATCTGGAGGAAAACGGTGTAGAGATCTCTGGAGAAACAGCTTTTAAGTGTGATGATGGTATTGTACTTTTTAGCCCTAATGAGGGAGGCGGAGTAGACATAGCCATTATTAGAAATGTAATTGAGTTAAATTACAGTTTAGGTATCACGGATGCAGATGTAAACCTTTTTAATACTGAGGTAGGCATTATGCAGGAGTTAGGAGGATCTGAGGATGGAGAATAATAAGCCAGTATTTTATATGTTAGTTGGATTGCCAGCCAGCGGTAAAAGCTCTGAGAGTGATAGGCTGGGAGATGTAATTGTTAGATCCTCCGATTATCTCAGAGATAAGCTCTGTGGAGATATAAACGATATGAAAAATAATGGTGCTGTGTTTACCATTTTACAGAGTTTGGTTAGAGCGGATCTATATCATGGTAAGGATGTAGTATATGATGCTACAAACTTAAAAGCGAGTTATAGAGTGGAGTTTTTGGATACTCTTAGGTTATTAAACTGTAAAAAGGTTTGTGTATTTGTAGATACTCCTTTTGAGGTTTGTGTTAAGCGTAACGAGGAAAGGGAGCGTACAGTACCTAAGGAGGCTATGGAAAGGATGAAAAGATTTTTAGAGCCTCCTACTTTTGCTGAGGGCTGGGATGAGATACGAGTAGTTAAAAATTGGGATGAAAAGGAGAATAGCGATGGCGGAGATAGATAACCTCATAGCGGAGGTAAATAAAAAATACAAAACGGATATAATCCGTAAAGCATCGGATCTTAAGGGGATAGAGTTTATCCCCTATACCTCCCCTATGATGAATTACTTAACCAGAGGAGGAGTACCTGTAGGGAGGATCATAGAGCTGGTAGGATTACCTCAGAGTGGTAAAACTACTACAGCTCTGGATATTATCTCTAATTTCCAGAAAAAGTACACAGATAAGTACTGTGTATATCTGGATGCAGAAAATACAATAGATAAGGAGTGGGGAGAAACTCTGGGGGTAGATTGGAGTAAGGTAATACTCATCCAGCCAGAGAGTGAGTACGGAGAGGAGCTCTTAGATATGCTCTTAGACTACATAAGATCTGGTAAGATCGGCTTAGCAGTATTAGATAGTGCTCCTTTTATTATCCCTAAAGCAGTACAGGAAAAAGGCTTAGATGAGAAAAGCTATGGCGGTAACAGTGCTCTTATGAAAGCCTTTTGTGATAAGGCGGTACCGCTCTGTAAGAAAGTGGAGTGTACTTTTCTGATGATTAACCAGCTCAGAGAGAATATTGGAAATCCGTACAAGCCTTATAAAATTCCTTGCGGTACAGCTATAGCTCATGCGTGCTCACAGATCTTATGGTTTACAAAGGGATCCTTACTGGATGAGAAGTATAAAGAGGTAAGTAGCGGATATGCTAACCCTAGTGGTAATCTGGTAAGCGTGAAAGTGGAGAAAAATAAGGTTACTAAAAATGATCGTAGGCTCCAGACTTACACACTTAACTACAGTACAGGAGTGGATGAGATTAAGGATACCTTAGATCTGGCTATTATGCTGGGGATCATCTCACAGGCTGGGGCGTGGTTTAAGGCTACTCTTAAAGACGGTAAAGAGCAGAAAATGCAGGGATTTAACGGAGTGCAGGAGTTTTATTACAACGATCTGGAGGAGCTGGAGTATCTTAGAAAACAGGTATATGAGGCAGGTATGGTATGAGAGAAGTAGAGGAAACCTTAGCACATAACCTTAGAGAGGTAAGAGAGAAAAAGGGCTACACTCTAAAAGATGTGGTAAAAGGTACAGGATATACAGAGGTAAGTATAAGTAGATGGGAAACAGGTACACGGATCCCTAAGGCTACAGTACTTTACAATCTGGCTAAATTCTATGGAGTATCTGTAGATAGATTTTTCTGGAAATAAGAGCAGGAGGAGGCAGTAAAAAGCCTCCTCTATTATTTTATACAGGGGTTATATAAAAAGTAATTGACATTATTATATAGGGGGTGTATATTATAAGCGAGGTAAGGAACTAGATACGAACTGAAAGAGAGGTAAACAATATGAGATATAAAAACAGTGATGATAACAGATACAGAGTACAGTTTATGAGATCTACAGAGGAGCTTATGGATCAGCTTACAGTTAAAGAGTTTATCTCTTATCTGGAAGAAAACGCAGAGTTTGAAGATTACACAGTAGAGTACATTGATAAGAAATGTGTTAAGTGTAGAGCCTATGATCTCACAGAGGAAAACAGCAAGCTCCATAAGGAGTTTTTAGTAACAGAGGATGGTAGAGTATTTTACTGGAGATCCTTAATCAGCAAGATTGAGCTGGTAGATGCTGAGGAAGAAAAACAGGAGGTAAGTAAGATGGTTATTAAGAGATTAAAAGGAGCTAAGTTTGGTACAGATAGAATAGCTAGAGTAGTTACGGGATATGCCCTCTATGAGGAGGGCAAGGGCTACATAGCTTTTAGCTCAGATAGAGATGAGTTTGGTATTTTAGCTCCATATATTCCCTGTGGAGGGAAAAGAGCTTTACAGAGTATCTTAGATGCTGGAGGCTTTTGTAGCTTTGGTGGTATGGAGTATGTACAGGAGTTGGGAGCCTAAGGGCTCCCAGATCGGAGGGAAATATGTTTACAGTTTATATTAAGAGTGCTGGCACAAAGAAATACTTTACAGAGTTTGAAACAGAGGCGGAGGCTGAGAGCTTTTGTAGAGAGTATGGCTGGGAGTGGGTAGATGAGAATGAGTTTGTATGGGATATGGATTATGAGGAGGTATTTCAATAGATTATAGAGGAGAGCTATGATCTAAGGGTGTGGTTATGGTATAATTACCTCAAAAAGGAGGTAATTATACCATGTTTGGATTTTTTAGAAAGAAAGAGTTAGATAAAAGCGTAAAAAAGGAGGAAGATCAAAGAAAAGCGGAAATTAAAAAGAGACAGGCTGAGATATGGAATGAATGGTTAGCAGAAAATCCTATAGATGAAAATTTTGAGAAAGAGAATAAACTAAAGAGTATGTATGCTAAAGCTGAGGAGTATTATAAAAACGGTTCATATCAGAAATCATTGGATACTCTTGTAAAGGTAGTGGATGGATATACAGCTTTAGGAAAAGTTGTAGGGTTGTATGTATTTATTTTGTATATTGATGTAATTAAGGAGTGTAAGGGTTATGATGATACGCTTAATGCCTATAATTTAGGTATAGAGTATTATTCTAATTCTGTGGGAGAATATGTGGATAGGTGGAAAGAGCATTTAGAAGTAGCTAAAGAAAGTTATATTGAGGAGGAAAAGTTGATAGAAAGATTAAAAGAAAAATATGAGTTTCCATTGGATACGCCTACTATAATTGCATTGAAAAGACTTGAAAATTTAGCAGTACATAAATTTATAAAATTGGAGGCTGTAGATAATTATTCTGGATTTGATAAGGTATGGAGAGCTGTATTAAATGAGGTGGATTACTTTGAGCAGGGAGATAGTTGGAATAGCTTAAATAAGACTACATATAAAGGAGCTAAAAATTGGCTAAAGAGCTTTTCATACTTATGTAAAGAAAAAATTCCAGAGGAGTATAGACCTAAGGAGGGATGATTTGTGGATCTAATAGAAAGAGTAGAAAGCTATAAGGTATTATTTAAGGAGTGTAAAGCTCTGGAGCCTGTTAGTATGGCTCTGGCAAAGGGTTATAAATCTGGTACACCTCTCCAGAGATTAGAGATAATCAGAGAGTTAGATACAGAGCTGGCGGAGGTATATAGCGTAGAGATCCCTGTTATTACAGCGTGGGTAAGGGATGATAACTATGTACACTCTACAAAGGAGATTTTCTTAGGGGAGCCATCTTTAGAGGGTTTTCTCCATCAATTTAGGCACCACTTACAAAATAAGGCAAGGGAGCCACAGTATAAGTATTTACTGGTAGAGAATGATCCTAAGGCGGATTACAGGATCCCTTATAAGGATTGTATGTACAGGATGTATGGGGAGGATGATGCTAGAGCGTGGGCGAGGATGCTAGTTGAGGAGGTAAGTTAATAATGAAAATTGGAGTAAGAAAACCTAGCCTTAAAAAGGCTATCAAAGCAAGTACTACAGGTAAGGCTAAGAGAGCGGTAAAGAAAGCAGTTAATCCTCTGTATGGTAAAAAGGGTGTAGGGCTGGCAAAGAACCCTAAGAGAGCTGTAAAAAATGCTGTATATAAGAAAACTACAGTAGGAGTAAAAGATTTACTCAAATAGGAGGGCTTAATGGATGAGCGTATAAGAGAGCTTATAGATTATATAAAAATGTTACAGGTAGCCTTAGAGTGTAGCACAGATCCAGAGGATATAGAGGCGGATAATCTAATGGATGCTATCTGGGAGAGTAAGATGGAATTAAAAGAGCTTGGATATGCTGGCTGGGAGGATTTATAGGAGGTATATATGGATAATGAAAAGCAGAAACAGGAGGTAATAGAATTTCTGGAGAATACTTACACAGGGGCTAAAATGATGGGAGATGAGGAGGTAATGCTAAGAGCCTCCAGAGCACTCTTAGCATTTAAGGCAGATGTGCATAAGGATATTTTCATAGAGGAGAATGTGCTGGAGTTTTAATACCAGAGAGAGGATCTTAGGATCCTCTTTTTTTTTGTCTAAAAATACTTACCGATTGTGATTAAGTTATGTATCAGCAAAAGAGAGGAGGATCCGATGAGGGGAGAAGATTTAGAGGAGCGTTTGGATACTGAGGTAACAGTTACGCTCTTTGATGGAAGTGAGTACACAGGAGTACTTAGACAGTGTGGAACTGACTATGTAAGGGATAATGATAATTTATTTCTGGCAGGTAGAAAGTATTACTTTATAGAGATGGATTATGATATTTCCTGTATTTTTAGATGTTCCCATGTAAAAAGATGCAAGTATGCAGGAGGAGCAGGATGATAAAAGCTAGATACATAGGGGTAGAGTGTGAGCTCCAGAGCGGTAAGGTGTATCCGATTAAAACCAGATGTACAGGAAATAAGCTGGTGGTATCGGTAAGAGCTTATAAGTTTGAGTATAACTCTCTGGAGGAGTTTCTTAAGCGGTGGAAAGTAGAGGCGGTATATCATGGATGTAAGTAGGTTAATGATTTTGCTTAAGGAGGCGTGGAGCAGGGTAAGAGATGAGGGAGTAGGTGTAATGGGAGATTTTATAGGAAAGCCTTTTACAGCTACTACTATGAGTGAGTTGAATTGTCTTGTAAACGCTCCTTTAGAGAGTATAAACAGAGAACTCCGAGAGGAGTTAGGTATAGAGCTTTATGTAAATACACTACCTCAGATAGAGGATAACTCAGTAAGTGGGTTCTTAATGGTAAAAAGGGTAGGAGAGCCAGTAAAATTTCTGTGAGAGAGGAGTGTTAAGTGTGGGTAGAGCTGAGAGGCGTAGGCTTGAAAAGCAAAGAGGTAAACAGGTAAAAACCTATAATCTAACCAGATCACAGCTCCATAATGCAGTAAGGCAGGTAACAGAGGAGGATCTTAAGAGGATCAAACATGAGGCTATGGAGGATGCCATAAATACAGCTATGACATTACTCTTAGTACTTCCTATGGAGGTACTCATGGATCATTACTGGAAAAAGACCTATGCAAAGAAGATACCAGAGTTTACAGAGCTGGTATTACAGTACTATGAACGCTGGCAAAATGGAGAGCTAGATATGGATGAGATGAAAAAGGATCTCTGGGAGTATGGCGGAGTGAGATTAGAAGAAAGAGAGGCAGAATAATATGAGTTTAAGAGTAAAAGCAGGTATTGATTTAGAGGAACTTAAAAAGTACGGATTTAAGACAGGTAAAGAGTGGGCGGATACTGGAGAGCGTTGTTTAGAGGGTATCGGCTATAAGTATAAGCACGAATGGTACCATAAGTTTTTAATGGATGCAGATGAGCCTAGCAAGATTGCCTATATTGCAGAGGATTATGATATTCCATGTGTACAGATTTCAGTAAGGACAGAGCACAGAGATTTGTATGTAGATGTAGCAGTAGAGGGTACTTATCATGTAGGAGGATCAGAGCTGGATATTGTAACAGATACTATCTATGAGCTTACACAGGCTGGAATACTGGAGGTAGTACCAGAAGAAAGCGAGGGTAAATAATATGGCTATCAGAAATGTGCTACACATGAGCCAGCTAAAGGCGTTTGAGGAGTTTCTGGAAAGTAAGGGCTATTTGATTATACCTACAGTAGGAGCGTATGAAGTACTTAGAGCCCAGAAACCTAAGAAAGATAGAAAACCTAAGGAGAGCCCTGTAATTGTGTATAGAAAAGGCGGAGCTAAGGAGCATTTATCTATTATGGATAAAGATTTTTATTTAGTAAATGAGTTTTTGAGAATTAAGGAGGCTGAGTAATGTTTTGGTATGTAGTACTTGCAATTTTAATATTAGCAGGAGTAACTCTGGTAGAGAGTTTTTTAATAGTTTTTGTAGCTGGCTTGTTAGGGATTGGAGTTTCCTTTAAGGTTATTTTCTTTGTGATGTTTGTTATCAATTTCTTTATAAAAGGGGGCAGTAGTAAGTAAATGAAAAAGAAAATTAAGGATTGTACATTTAAGGAGTTTACAGGGTGGGCTAACGCTAGAGCCTGTGATGGTAGATGGAGTATGTTAGATGCTATGAATAGTATAAGTGTAATTAGTATGGTATATGAGGTAAAGCCTCTTTTCTTTAGAGGCAGGGTTAGAGAGGCTTTATGGAGAAAACTTAGGGATCAGTATTTAAACATGGAGGCAGAGATAGAGATTGAAAGATAGTACAAGAGCTAAGAGCTCAAAACAGGAAAAGCGTATAGCTAAGGCTATAGGAGGTAGGCAGGTAGTAGGATCTGGATCTACTCCATTCCTAAAAGGGGATGTAATAGCAGGAGATCTCTTTATAGAGGCAAAAACAAAGATGAACCCTAGCCAGAGTATCACAGTAAAAAAGAGCTGGATAGATAAGGCTAAGGAGCAGAGCTTATCTATGAGAAAATCCGATTATGCAATAGCTGTATCTTTTGGAGATCCTAAAGATTATTACCTCATTGAGGATAGTTTTATGGAGGAGCTCTTAAAGGCAAGAGAGGCAGTAAAGCAGGTACAGGAGATCCCTTTTGAGGATATTCTAAACGGAGCAGTAGGAGATATAGAGTTAGGCTGGAATAGAGCCATAGACAAAGTAAGAAGAACCATAGAGGAGGTATATGAGTAATATGTGTAAAATTAGAGAGATGAACTTAGAAACAGCTAAGTACTATGGATATGAGGCACAGAGTAACCAGTTAGTAGAGGAGTGTGCAGAGCTTATACAGGCGGTAAATAAGTACCGTAGAGTAGAAACAGGCTTAGGACAGCCTGTAGCGGAGGATAAAAAGGCTATTGCTAGAGATAACTTAGTAGAGGAGATTGCAGATGTAGAGTTAATGCTGGAGCAGGTAAAGTATCTCCTCCAGATCCCAGAGGATGAGCTCTTAGCGGTTAAGACCTTTAAGGTAAACCGTACTAGAGAAAGAATGGAAAGCAGTAAATAAATTTTTTTTAAAACTATCTAAATTTTCCTCATATTGAGGATTAAGTTATTTATCAATAAAAATAACACACATAGAAAAGGAGAAAAATCTATGAGAGCATTTAAAGGATTTAACAAGGATCTTACCTGTAGAGGCTATCAGTATGAGGAGGGTAAGGAATTTCACACAGAGAGAGCGGAGTGCTGTGATACAGGTTTTCACGCTTGCGAGTATCCGTTAGATTGGTTTTGGATATTATGATCCAGCACATAGCGTATTCCATGAGGTAGAGTTATCTGGAGAGATGGATAAGAGCGGAGATAATACTAAGGTATGTGCTACTGATATTAAGATTGGAGCTAGATTATCTATTGCAGGACTTGTAAAGATGGCTATTGATTTTACTATGAGTAAGGTAAATAAAGAGGCAGGATCAGACGAGCGACATGGTTTTGCATCTGCTACAGGGAATTGTGGAGCCTCATCTGCTACAGGGTATAAAGGAGCCTCATCCGTTAGTGATCCTACTGGTGTAGCGGTTGCATGGGGGCATGAGGCAAGAGCTAAGGGCTGTAAGGGAGCTCATCTTATTCTCTCTGATTGGAAATATGTAGGAGCCAGATATAGCGATGGAGATTATATGGATCCTTATGATAAGGAGAGCTGGGAGCTCACAGGAGCTAAGATGGTAGTAGTAGATGGAGAGAATATTAAAGAGGATACATACTACCGCTGTATCGAGGGAGAAATTGTAGAAGTAACAGAAGATGGAGAGATCGTAGAGGAATAATACAGAGAGTGGTACATTTTGTAAGAAAAGATGTACCACTTTTTTCTATTTTATCTAAAAATCCTCCTCAAAAGTGATTAGGGTATATATCAACTTAAAAGGGAGGTAAAAACCGTGTCAGAGGTAGGATGTGATATAGTTGAGTACCTTAAAGAGTTTCATACATCGGAGGGAAAAGCGGTAAAGGCTAGAGAGCTGTGTGTACTGTTTAATGTGCATGAGAAACAGCTAAGAAACATTGTAAGCGATCTGAGGCAGAATGGAGAGGCTATATGTAGCTCTACTTATGGTTACTGGTACTCCAGAGATCCAGATGATATATCCACTACCCTAAGCAGGTTAGTAGGGCAAGTGGATAATATGCAGAAAGTAATAGCAGGATTAAACAGGATCTTACAGGAGGTGCAGGATGAGCAAAAGGAGAATTAGAAGAAAGAGGAGAGCCAGAGTAAAAATATTGCCTTTAATACTGGTAGGAGCGGTAATAGCAGGAGTAATTACTGTGATAATGAGTGTAAATCTAAAGGGAACAGATAAAGAGCCTCCTACTGAGGAGATTTATATTACGGAAACTCTACAAGCTCCGCAAGCTGAGAACACAGAGCCAGTAACGGAGCAGGAGGCAAAGCTGGAGCACGATCTTAATTATACATATCCGTACAATACGATGAGTGCAGACTGGGGATCAGAGGTATACGAGGAGGGATTTAGATATTATGAGATCCCACAGGAGTATAAGGATGCTGGAGGATGTTTTCCAGAAATAGTACAGGTTTACCTCTGGTGTGAGTGTAAAGAGTACGGAGTAGATTATTATATGGTACTAGCCCTCATAGAGAGGGAGAGCGGTTATCACTGGGATAAGGTAGGAGATAACGGAAACAGTAAGGGCTATATGCAGATATACGAGAAATGGCATACAGAGCGGATGGAGGCGGAGGGAGTAACAGATCTCTTTAATCCATATCAAAATATCAGAGTAGGGCTTAACTGTTTAAGAGAGATACAGGATAAGTACTTAGCATCCAGCGGAGAAAATTGTGTACTCATGGTATATAACATGGGAGAGAGCGGAGCTAAAAAGCTGTGGGCTAAAGATATTTATAGCTCAGCATATAGCAGAGAGGTAATAGCAAGAGCACAGGAATTAAGACAGGAACTAGCACAGGAATAATACAGGATCAAGCAGGAGTATAGGAAAAACTATACTCCTTTTTTCTTGTTAAAAGGGAGGTACACGATGTTTAAGGTAGGAGATGCCATTAAGTGGATGTGTCCTCTGGATAATGATTATACCTATGGAGAGATTACAGCTCTTAGAAAGAGTGTAGCTACAGTAAAAGGCACTGGGTTATACAGCGGTATTACAGCGGAGGTACACCTAAGATACATAGAAAAGCTAATGAGAGGAGGCGGTAGCGTTGGGAGCGATTGTAAGAAATGTAGTAAACGATCAGTTACTAAGGCTGAGTTATAAGGATCCTAAGAACATAAAGAGATTTTTGAGAAATTGGGGAGGCTTAGAGGGCTTAAGTGAAAAAGGAGATACAGTAGCTACCTGTATCCTCACAGATCTTAAGACAGTAACAGCTATTGATCTGGATAAATACCATAAAAGCGATAGAGCAGAGTTTAATAAGGCATACAGAAAAGGAAAGTTAAGCCACTATCAGTACATGAGTATAGCGTATGTGCTGGTACTGGGGTATACACAGGATGAGTTAGCGTTTGTAATGGGCGTGGATCAGAGCGTTATTAGTAAGAATATAAACAGCGGTATAAAGAGAATACAGAGAGAGCTTAGAGCTTATCTGGAGGAGGATTAGATGAGTTTAATAAAGTGTGGAACCGATGAAAACGGATCTTACATAGAATTGAAAAGACCGAGAGGAGAAACACCTCTATGTTTTATAGATGAGTGCGGAGTAGTACACGATACCATAAGGATTTATGAGTACAAGGCAGTAAGGAGTAAAGAGATCCCTACAGATAGCAGATGTGTAATGTGTGGGGAGATAATACCAGAGGGCTCTATGGTGTGTGATAGATGCAGAGAGGCGGTGGAGGGATTTGAGTAAGTTTAGGCGTGAGGAAGATGAGGCGGATAAATGGCTAAGAGAGCATGATCCTTACTATACATCCTCAGATAGGGATAAGAGAAAGAAAATGAGTAATCCCTATGAAACTCCAGAGCAGGAAAAGCGGAGGAGAGAAACAGAGATCCCTCTTAGTAACCTAAATAGTTATCAGAGAGTGCAATTTAAGCAGGTAGGAGGCTCTTATACAGAGCGTGGAGAGTTTGATCTGTAAAAGGGTGCATAAAAATTACAGATATGTACCCTAACTAATGAAACAAAATTACATAGCTTAGGAAATAAATAGAAAGAGAGGTACATGAGGCTATGAAAGATTTACAAGTAAAGTACACAGATCCGCTGGATCTTATCCCTTATGAGAATAACCCTAGAATTAACGATTATGCAGTAAAAAAGGTTATGGAGAGTATTAAGGAGTACGGATTTACTAATCCGATTATCGTAGATGCAGATATGGTTATTATCGCAGGGCATACGAGGAGAGAGGCTAGTATCTTAGCAGGGCTGGATAGAGTACCATACATAGTAAGAGATGATCTCACTCCAGAGCAGGTAAAGGCTTACCGTATTGCAGATAACAAGCTGGCAGAGTTAAGTAACTGGGATGATGAGTTACTCAAAAAGGAGTTATTTGAGTTACAGGCGGTAGATTACTCTTTAGAATTAATGGGCTTTACAGAGATAGATCTAAAAGAGATCTTTACAGAGAAAGAAGTACCTAAGGAGAAAAAGAAGAAAGAGGAGAAAACTACTTTACCTATGCTCCGTTTCGGATCTAATAGCGTGAGGATTACAGAGGATGAGCTGGTAATGCTTAGCAATAGATATAATGAGTATGTAGAGAGTACTCCAGATGAGGGCTTTATTACATGGCTATTAAAGAGAGGGTTATAAAATGGGCGATAAGATGAGTGGGTTAGAGTTTTTCTCTAGCCGATGTATAACGTGTAAATATTATGCAGGGATAGCCTCAGAAAAGATGTGTTTAAAGGATACTCCATGTTTACCAGAGCATGAGATAGAGAGTATAAGAAATGAGCTTAAAATAGCTGGGGAGGCGGAAAAGTGTTTATGAGCGGAGTAAGAGAGAGTACCTTAGCAGAAGAAATAAGAGATCTAAAAGATCTGGGAGTAGAGGATCATGTTATAGAAAGCATGATGGATAAATATAACAGGATGCTTAAAGATCATGGAGATACTTGTAACAAGATCCGAGAGGAAGTATACAGAGAGGTACGAGGCGTAAAGGCGGAGCTGGCGGAGAAAGAGACTATCATAAGAGTATTAACAACTCATATAAGAGAGAAAGAGCTACTGTAAGAGGTAGCTCTATTTAATTTCATTCTATGTACTGAAATCCCTATGAAATGAGTAAAAGGCGGAGAAAAGGGTAAAAGGGCGGAAAAGAGGCTTAAATACAGTAATAATACTAAATAAACAAATAAGAGTAGATATTACAGTAATAACAAAGAAATATAAAAACTAATTTCAGTACTATAAAAGAAAACATAGTAAGGAAGATAGATAGAAAGAAAATAGAGGGAATTAACGGACAAATACAGGAATGTAAGTAAAACTGTAGAAATTCCCTCCTATTCACAAAGAGCAAGGAAAGGAGGCGGATCGAGGGTGGCTAATACATTGAGTAAAGAGAATGAGCTCCAGAGGAAAGCCTTTGAGCTGTATTATGGCTTAGGAGATAAGAGATCTCTTAGAGCGGTAGCAGAAACCATAGGAAGAACGGAGAGAACCGTAGCAGGATGGAGCAGGGCTTTTAACTGGGTAGCCAGAGTAACACAGAGAAATATAGAGAACGCTCAGAACAGTAACGAGGCTAAGATCACAGCGGAGCTAACGGATGTACGGACTAAGTACCGTATCCTTATCAATAACCTTATGGCTGATTTTAGTAAGGATATTGCACAGGGCAAGGTAAAAGTAAAGAATATCAACGATTTTGAGAGGCTGGTTAAGCTGGATATGCTCCTTATGGGAGAGGCTACAGAGCGTGTAGAGCGTGGCGGTACACAGGAACTCTCACAGGATGCTAAGGATCGCTTAGATGAGATCGCTCAGCTTATGAAAAGTGCTAAGAAGTAGTGCAGATTGCACAATGGGTATAAGGTTTTTCTCTAGGGAAAATACAGAGCCCTTTGTAAGAATTGCACAAAGGAAAAGAAAAAAGGTAAATAAATCTAACTTTTTAAGGTTTATGTGATTATGTTACTTATCAAACATAAGGAGGTAAGCATAATATGAGTAATGCTATTAACCCAGAACACTATAACAGATTGAACCCACAGCCTAAGGATGTAATCAGAGCGTGGGGCTTAAATTTCAACTTAGGGAGTGCTGTAAAGTACATCTCCAGAGCAGGGCATAAGGATGATATTGTACAGGATCTTAAGAAAGCACAGGAGTTTATCCAGTTTGAGATTGATGCTATCGAGGGAGCCAGAGCGGAGAGAAAAGATAAGCCTAAGCATGAGGATTTTATGGATGCTATGTTAAGAGGTTTGTTTGGAGGCTCTGTAGGACATATCGAGATCACAGGCAAGAGAAACGGTAAGACCGATGAGGAGATTGCTGAGATCGTAGATAAAACCATTAAAGATATTATCTCTGGTATGGCAGGAGTAGAGCTGGAGGAGATCAAAGAGGGAAACGGATACACAGAGGTACATATTATAGGTAATGCTAATCCGATTGAGGTAAGAGAGTACATTGAGCGAGAGCTTAAGGATCGCTTAGCTATGGTGTTGTAGGAGGTTGCTATGTTAGATAGAAATATAGATAAAGTAGAGCGAATTATAGAGCTTACATCAAACAGCGGTAAAAAAGAGCAGTTTAGAGTAGGGGATGTAGTAGACATAAATTACAGAAAACCTTTTGATCCGAGAGGTGTAGGTTATAATGGAAATGCAGGGCTTACAGGTAGAATAGCAGATATTAAAGATGCTGTTATTTATGTGGATGCAGGTACGCTTTTTCATAGTAATATTGTAGCAATCACTTTAGATACTGTGCTGTATGTAGCAAAGGCTGAGCATGAGCACATTGAGGATATGAGGAGAGCATAAGATGAAAATTGTAGATGCAGGATATGAGATCTTAGATAACCTCAATGGGGAGGAAATCTTAAAGAAGATCGAGAGAGTAGCAAGAGTATGTTATAAGAGTGAAGATAAGATCACAGAGGGATCCGCTGAGAAGATGGTAAGAGCTCTCATTAAGAGTAATCACATGGCGATGCTGGAGCACTACTCTTTTAGTGTAAAGTTTATTTGTGATAGAGGTATATCACATGAGATTGTACGCCACAGAGTAGCCAGCTATGCACAGGAGAGTACAAGGTATTGTAATTACAATAAGAGCGGAGATGTAGCTTTTATCCGCCCTGTATTTTTTGCAGAGGATACTCCAGAGATGGATAACTGGGTAGATAGCTGTATGAGAGCAGAGAAAACCTATAATTATCTGATTAGTGAGGGAAGAACTCCACAGGAGGCAAGATCTGTATTACCTAACAGCCTCAAAACAGAGGTAGTAATGACAGCTAACCTTAGAGAGTGGAGGCACTTCTTAAGCCTCAGAGCTTGCGGATCTACAGGAAAGCCTCATCCGCAGATGTTAGAGGTAGCAGTACCGCTCTCAAAGGAGCTTAGAGAGAGAGTACCTGTGGTATTTGATGATCTGGAGCCTATGGAGTGGGAAACAGTTAAATAAAGGCAGAGGTTAGGGAGGGAGAGCTGTAAAAGGCTCTCCTTTTCAGTTAGGAGGATTATATGATTATCTTAGTAGGGATCGGATGCTTTATGGCAGGAGCAGTAGTGGGAATTGTTATGATGAGCCTTTGTGTGGCAAGCCATAACAGTAGCTTAGAGCTGGAGAACAGGCAAAAGGAGGATAAAGAGTAATGCAGATAGTAAGCGGAGATATAACCAGAGATATTATTGGAGAGATTGTATATCTTAAGGCATATAAGCAGGTGGTAGGAGAGGTAACAGGGTATAGCACTGAAAAGGGTACAGCTACAGTAAAGCTCTGTGATACAGAGCTGGAGATAACCGTATCTTTAGATGATATTGAGAGTACAGGCAGTACACAGCCTCACAGAGCTTTTAATAGTGAGGTACATATCTTAGGAACCAGATACAGTATCCGTATTATAGATGAGGATGATTACAGATATGATAGAGAGGCGGATGGATGGTGTGATCCTAGTGTAAAGGAGATCCTCATTTTTAACTATAAGCAGAGTGCAGAGAGTGTAAAGGATCTGATAGCATATCAGAAAAAGGTACTCCGCCATGAGATAGTACACGCTTTTCTCTATGAGAGCGGTTTATGGCAAAATGCCTACGGTAGTAAGTGCTGGGCTAAAAATGAGGAGATGATAGACTGGATGGCTATACAGATCCCTAAGATCCAGAGAGCATATAAGGAGGCGTACTGTGATGAGTGATTTAGGAAGATGCAAACATACACTCTATATCCTTAAGCACAAGCCAGTATATAAAAAGGGCTGGGGCTGGAGGTGTAGATACTGTGGCAGGACTTATAAAGACCTCAGAGAGGAGGCAGAGTATAAGGAGCGTGAGAGGAGGAGTAGAACATGGTAGCAGGATTATTAAAGCTGGTATTTATTCTTTGTACCATAGCGGTAGTAGGATTATCGGTAGTAGATACTCTCTGGTTTAATGCTATGCCAGAGAGTAACCGTTATAAGAATGTACAGGCGTTTAATGTGGTTACGCTGTGGATCGTAGCTATAGTACTTATTATCAAACTGGTAACGATGTAGGGAGCTAACAGGCTCCCTTTTATTATGCGTAGAAAGGAGGTTAGGCGGATGTGTTAGATTATAAAGTAGTATCCCTAGTAGAGAATAAGCTAGGGGAGGTACAGGATCAGAGAGAAAGAGATGCTATGATAAAGTACCTCATACAGGAGGCAGATTTTGAGATAGCGTATTATCTGGTATGCACCTACATTACTAAGAGAAATGTAATGGATCTCCATAAGAGTATTATCTCTAACATATCGAATAGTAAGAGCACGCTGGATCTAGCCCCTAGAGGTTTCGGTAAAAGTACTGTAGGCGATGTGGATTATTGTATTACAAGGATCCTCAGAGATCCTAATATCCGTATTATGATAGGATCAAAAACACAAACACAGGCGGAGGCGTTTCTTAAAGAGGTTCGTACTCACTTTGAGCAGAATGAGGATCTTATTAGGATTTTCGGAGATTGGAAAACCAGTAAGGATAATGTGTGGAATGATAGAGAGTTTACTGTAAATAAGCGTAGCATTATTAAGAAAGAGGCTACTCTAACAGCACTAGGAGCCTCTGGAGCGGTTATTTCTAAGCACTTTGATGTAATTATAGGCGATGACTTAGTAGGGCTGGAAAATGCCAGAACAGAAAAGCAGAGGAGTAACCTTAAGGAGTGGTTTTATAGCTCTCTTTTTCCTACATTGGAGCCAGATGGAGAGATCCATATACTGGGTACACGATATAACCCATTGGATCTGTATGAGGATCTGATAAAGAGTAAGGATTATGTGGTAAATACCCAGAGAGCTATAAGAGTGGTAAACGGTAAGAAAGTATCTCTCTGGGAGGAAAAGTTTAGCTTAGAGAGGCTGGAGGCTATTCTTAAGCAATCTGGTAAGATCATTTTCAATATGCAGTATCAAAATGATACAGAGCTGGCAAAGGGTAAAATCTTTAAGGCTCAGTATTTCAGATATTACGAGGAGTACAAGATTGACTATGATTTTCAGACCGCTAAGGTACGAGTTAAAACAGAGGATGGTATAGATCAGTGGATCAAGGTAAGGCTTTGTTTTGGCTGTGACTTAGCAATATCGGAGAAAGAGCAGGATAAAGGAGATTATTTTGTACTCATGGTAATAGGGGTAGATGCAGATCACAATGTATATGTACTGGATTATGTGAAAGAGCGATTAACCTTTAATACCCAGCTTAATACCATTATTGACTACGGTAGAAATAAGTTTCCGATGGTGGAGAGAATAGGCGTGGAAACGGTAGCCTATCAGAAATCCTTAGCACAGGAGCTTAGGAGATTATCCTTACTCCCTATTATCAATATCAATACCTCTAAGGATAAAGTAACAAGAGCTATGAGGAGATCGGCTAACTTTGAAAATCACAAGGTATATTTCAGAGAGGGTATGGATGATCTGGAGGAGTGCTTACTGTTATTTCCAGAGGTGGAGCACGATGATTTATTTGATGCCTTAGACTTTGCTATGACTATGGCAGATGGCGGTAATGAGATCAGAGTACTTAAAAGAGAAGATTTTAGAATTTAGTGTAAAAGCCCTAATAAGTGAGGGCTTATTTTTATGCAGAAAAGGAGGATATAAGCAATATGGCAGAGCTTAGTAGACCGATAGACAGAGAGTTTAATGTAGAAGTTGAGGGAGGCAGATTTAGTACAGAGTTTCTTAATGATCTGGTAGATACTCATGTAAATAAGATCGCTCCCAGATATATAAAGTTTCAAAAACTGTACGAGGGTAAGCATAAGATCCAGAACAGACCGAGAAAAGATAAAAACAAGCCTAATAACAAACTGGTAAATGACTTTTTCGGACAGACGATTGATAACACAGTAGGTTATTTTTTGGGTAATCCTATTGTACTTAACTATACAGAGCCTAAAAAGGATAAGGCACCTGTAGAGGCAGATCCAGCGGATGTAGGAGTAGACCTTACAGAGCTGGAGGATACAAAGGTACAGGATGAGTTAGATAAGATTTGTAGCGATAATGATAAAGACGATCTTTTTATAGAGTGGGGTAAGGAGGCTATGATTAAGGGCTTATCCCATATTTTAGTATATCAAGATGAGGAGAGCCACACTAAGATGATGAGAGTATCCCCAGAGGATCTTATTGTTGTGTATAAGAACAGCTCAACAAAGGAGCCAGCCTATAAGATCCGCCTGTATGATATTGATACAGAGGATACTAAAAAAACTACCCACTATGCAGAGGTGTATAGCCCTACTAAGATAGAAACTTTTAAGTGTGTAGATGATGGATCCTGTGGGGCTACAGGTAAGGGCAAGGCTAGACAGTTTGCAAGCTATGAGTTTGTAAAAGAGGAGCCTCACATTTTCGGTAGGATCCCTATTATCACTGTTTATAACAATGAGGAGCAGATGAGCGATCTTGAAAAGATAGAAACTCTTGTAAATGATTATGATAAGGTGCTCTCCGATGTGTCTAATGAGTTTGAGGCATTTAGAAACGCCTATTTAATGCTTAAAAACATGACAGCGAGTGGGGATAATATTCAAAAACTCAAAGATGAGGGCATTATTGAGGTAATGGAGAATGGAGATGTTAAATTTATCACTAAGGAGATCCAGACGGAGGCACTAGAGAACCATCTTAACAGGCTGGAGAAGAATATCCACAAGTTTTCCGCTGTACCAGATCTCTCAGATGAGAACTTTGCAGGAAATCTTAGCGGTGTAGCTATCAGATTTAAGCTCTTTGGGCTGGAAACTAAGTGTATTATCAAAGAGAGAAAGATGGAAAAGGCTATAAAGGAGCTGGTAAGAGTGCTTAGTGTGCCTATCCATGTAAATATAGGGCGTGAGGTGGATGTACTTAACCTCAAAGTGGAGTTTAGTAGAAATGTACCTAACAATCTTACAGAAATTGTAGATACAGTAACTAAGCTGGATGGAAAAGTGGATAAGGAAACGCTCCTCAGCTTACTCCCATTCATTGATAACCCTAAGGAAGTGCTGGAGAAACTGGAGGCAGACAAGGAAAGAGATAGACAGAGTACAGATCCTTACTCTACGCAGAATATTACAGAGGATAGTAATAATTTATTCCCTAACCTTAACGCACAGAATAGCCCACAGGAGGCTTTAAATGCACAGGGGGCTACAATTCCTCAGCCAGAACAGTAAAAGGGCTATATGAGGCTGTAAGGAGGTGTAAAGAGTGGCTAATGTAGGCTATATAAACAAAGAAGTAGCGAAAATGTACGGTATCCCATACTCAGATCTTACTCCAGAGCAGAAAAAGATCCTCCATGAGGACAGTGTGAGGAGAGCTAAGCTCATTAAGGAGCGTGAGGAGGCAGTACTTAAAAATAATCTCAAAGCGTTTGAGGATGAGGCTAAGATGGAGAAAGTCTTAGCCTCTATTTATGCTAGTTGTCAGAAAGAGATCCTTGCCAGTGTAACAGAAACCATAGCAAAGGTTAAAAAGGCTGGAGGAGATTGGAGCTATGCTAATCAATCAGCACTCACACGGAGTAGAGGATTATTTGAGCAGATCGGAGAGCAGATAAAAGCCTTAGGACAGAAAGAGCAGATTACCTTTAGGCAGGGGCTTAGTAATATCTATACGGATCAGTTTTTAAGGCAGGTGTACGATCTGGGGCAGAGCATAACGGTAAAGGTTAATTTTAACAGACTTAATCCAGCTCTGATACAGAAAACCTTAGATTATCCGTGGAGCGGTGCCATGTTCTCAGATAGGCTCTGGCAGGATAAGGAGAGGCTGGGTAGAAATCTCCGTGTAGGACTTACTCAGAGCATGATCTTAGGAGAGGGAATACCTCAGATCACGGATAGGATCAATAAGGGCATAGATACAGCTAGATATAACGCTGAGAGGGTAGCAAGGACAGAAACAAAGAGAGTTACTTACTGTGCTCACGATGATGTATATAAAGATACTGGGGTAGAGGAGCTTAGATACCGCTGTGCTAATGGCGGAGATAGTAGAACTTGTCAGTATTGCAGAGCAGATAATGGTAAAGTGTTCAAGAGGGGGGAGGAGCCTACTCTCCCACGCCATCCTAACTGTAGATGTGTATATATTCCTGTAGTAAGTGATACCTTTGAGGATAATGAGCTTAACGAGCTTACAGGATCCGTTAGGGGATCTGAGAACTATGAGAAGTGGGAGAAAGCTCAACAGGAAAAACTCAAAGCAGAAAAAATTATTACTCCAGAGGAAAAAGCATACAATAAATGTTTTGACGATATTGATATAGAGTATAAAGCAAAACAGGCAGAGATTAGCATACTACAGGATCAATATGATACTTTAAACAAAGAGTATAAAGGGCTTGCCACAATACGGAGAGGGTTTATTACTCCAGAGGAGGGCGGATTTAAAAATACTATGGATTATAAATTTAAGGAAAACCAGCTTTATACAGATATGGCTAGTATCAAAGATAAGATAGAGCAGGCTCAAAAGGCTCTTAAAGATCTGGAAAGGGATGGTGCTTATTTACAAGAGGTCGGAATAAAAAGGGTTAGTAGCATATCTGATTACAAAGC